TCCGGGCAACCCAGCTGACCAAGGGCGCCAACGGCGCGGTCATCCCCACCAGCATCTTCAACCGGATCATGAAGCGTGTCTATGACATGTCTCCGATCCTGCAGAAGGCGCAGAAATTCAACGTCAAGGGCACCCTGCAGCTGCCCTACTATGACACCACCACCGACACCATCACCGTCACCTACCAGGACGAATTCAGCACCATGGATTCCCACGTCGGCAAGATGAGCTCCATCTCTCTGACCGGCTTCCTGGCCGGCGCTTTGGCCCTGGTGTCCCGCTCCCTGATCAACAACAGCGACTTCGACCTGGTCACCTTCATCGTGAACGAGATGTCCGACGCGATCAGACGCTGGCTGGAAGGCGAAGCAATCAAGGGCACCAACAACAAGATCGCCGGTCTGTCCACCCTGACCAACATGAAGACCGCTGCCGGCACCACCAAGGTCACCATGGACGAGCTGATCGATACCCAGGATCTTGTCCATGACGATTACCAGGACGACGCTATCTGGATCATGAACAAGACGACCCGGACCGCGATCCGCAAGCTGAAGAACGACGTCGGCGAGTATCTGCTGCAGAAGGATCCCACCGCGAAGTGGGGCTATTCCCTCCTGGGCAAGCCCGTCTATACCACCGACTCTCTGCAGTCTATGGCCGCGGGCCGCAAGGTCATCTATTACGGTGACTTCTCCGGCCTGGCCCTGAAGGTGGTCGAGGAAGCCGACGTGCAGATCCTCCGCGAGAAGTATGCTGATCAGCACGCGATCGGCGTCATCGGCTGGATCGAGGCTGACTGCAAGGTCCAGAACGAGCAGAAGATCTCCGGCCTGAAGATGGCCGCGTCCTGATCTGAGGTGACGGTATGGACATTGTCACCATCCTGAAGCAGATCGTCACCACCTTCGACGCTACGGCCGAGCCTGCCGGCGAGACCATCGGCGAAGTGCTGAACGAGTTGAAGGCAGCTATCGCGGCCTACATCGTCGAGGCCGGTAAGTAACCAGGCGGGAAAGGAGAACGCATGAGCGATAATATCAGCTATGTATCAACCGTGTCTCAGATCACGCCCCAGGTCTGCGCACGGTATATCCGGCTTGATGCTCCGGATCTCGACGATCTGAATGAGCTGGGCTCGATGTGCGAATCCGCGAAGGCCTTTGTGAAGAAATATACCGGCGTTGTGGATCTCGATGAAAGTCCTGATTTCGTTCTATGCGTTCTGATCCTGGTCCAGGATCAGTGGGATAACCGTACTCTCTACATCGACAAGGGAAATCTGAATCGGACCGTCGAGAGTATCATGGATCTGCATTCGGTGAATCTCTTATGATCAACGCAGGGAAGTACAACAAGAAGATCACGATCTGGACACGTCGGATCGAGAAGGAAAACGGATATCAGCAGATAGTCTTAGGCCAACTACTGGCGACCGTTTTCGCTTCCGTGAAGACCACCCGCGGCATGACGCTGATCGCTGCCGGATCCGACTTTGAAAAGGCTTACACCAACTTTACAATCCGGCTCCCGAAGATCGCGATCACCAGGGATCTCCTGATCCGGTATAACTACAAAAACTACACTATCGAGTACATCAACAACATCAACGAAGAAGGCGTGGAGCTGGAGCTCCAATGCAAGGAGATCACTCACTAAGGAGGTGAGGACGTGGCACACATGACTATGGAACTTCCACAAGGCATCATCGAAGACTTCCAGCGGATCTATGATAACTATGATCACATTGTCGGAGAAATGACCAAGGCCGGCGCCGAGGTTGTTTACAGAGAGGTCCTGGCCAACGTGCCACGCGGGATTGCAGAATCCGAGATGATGAGATGTCTCAAGGTCACCAGGACCTATAAGACGCCGTCTGATGACGGTACCGCGACCAAGGTGGGCTTCTATGGCTATTTCACCAATAAGGCCGGGAAGCTCACGCCGGCGCCCCTGGTGGCCAACGTCTTCGAGTATGGCAGCTCTAAGCAACCGAAGCAACCTTTTTTTCGAAAGGCCTTCAACAATCAGAAGATCGAGGCTGCCATGCTCGAAGCGCAGAAAAAAGCGAGCGGAGGCCTTCTGGACAATGAATGATAATCTTCTGATCGAGCATCTGCTCTCCAGCCTGGAGCTGTACGGCGATTCCATCCCGGTAGCTCAGGCTATGTATCTGGGAAACGAGGACAACTATGTTGTCTATAGCTTGCAGGGATCGTCTGATCCGTTCTTCTCTGATGACAAGATGGTCATCTGGAAGAATTACTATGACGTCGACATCTACAGCAAGCGCTATCTCGCTCCTATCGCTACACAAGTCAGATCGATCCTGGAAGAGGGCGGTTTCGACTGGCAGCCTTCCCGCAGTTCTGGTGATCTTTACGAGCTGGACACGGGATATCATCACAGGACCCTCTGCTTTTTAAAACTTTATCAGGAGGTAAGATAAATGGCAAAAATTGGCCTTAAATATTTCCGGTATTCCATTCTGACCGAGAATCAGGATGACACCCACAGCTACGACGGCGCCCATACCCCCGGCAAGGCGATCAGCTGCAGCGTCTCCGTGACCAGCAACTCTGCCAAGCTCCGCGCCGATGACGAAGACGCCGAAGTCGATACCAGCTTCTCCGGCGGTTCTGTCTCTGCCGGCCTTGATCGCGACGATCTGCAGACCCAGGCGGATCTCCTGGGCCATACCTTGACCAACGGCCGGCTGGTCCGCAATGCAAACGATGCTGCGCCCTATGTGGGCTGGGCGAGGATCATCACCCTGCTTCGCGACGGTGTTCGCAAGTACAAGGTTGAGATCCTCTACAAGGTCAAGTTTGCCGAGCCCAACCAGGAGGACAACACCAAGCAGGAATCCATTGCCTTCAACACCCCCACCCTGGTAGGCCAGATCGGGACCCTGGCAAATGGCGACTGGTCTGATACCCAGATCTTCGACGATTACGATGACGCCATGGACTACATCACCAAGACCTTCGCGGCCCCGGCGGTGTCCGGCGGCGGCACCTAATTCGAGGAGGTAGACGTCGTGAAGGATTATAAGGCGCCCCTGAAATACCGTGACCAGACCCTGTATCTGGCCTTCGACCTGAACGTGATGGAAGAGATCCAGGATGAATACGGCTCCGTGGAAGCCTGGGGAGATTTGACGTCTCCCGATCCCGAAGACGTCCTGGATCCTGTTTCCGGCGAGATCGTCGGCACCAAGGAGAAGGAGCCGGATCTGAAAGCTGTCATCTTCGGCTTCACGGCCATGCTGAACGAAGGCGTCGAAATCGCCAATGAAGAAGACGGCGGCCACCGGCCCCCGTTTACCAAGCGTCAGGTCGGCCGGATTATCACCGAGATCGGCCTGGAGAATGCCAACGTGACCATGAAGAAGGTCGTGACAGACAGCACAAACACCGGAGCCGACACAAA